GGGCCGTCTATAGCTGAAGAAATGATTAGCTTGGGGTGTAGGTGGCGTCCTAGTGATCGAACCGCTGGCGCACGGGTAGCAGGTAAGAACCAGCTACATCAACGCATGAAGGTAGACGATATTACAGAACAACCTGGAATTGTATTCTTTAATACGTGCAGGCAGATTATCGCAGATCTACCAAGCATACCTTCCTGCCCTAAAGGGTCTGATGACATCGATCAGAGATTTTCGTCTGACCATACATACGATTCTATCAGGTACGGGGTGATGAGTAGGCCCAGAGCCTTTTCACCTTTCGACATGGGTAAGGGTGTTCCCACTCAGAGCTACAGACCCGCAGATTTAGCATTTGGATATTAATATGGCATTAATGGATAAACCTACTGATCCAAACCCAGAAGAAGCAACGGAAACAGATCGTGTTATTGCTCTGGAAGAAGACGGTAATGTTGAAGAAGAGAACACAGAATATTCAAGTCTAGTTTCTTTTGTTGATGGTCAATTTAGACGGGCTAAAACTCACAGGCAAACTGATGAAGATCGTTGGCTGTCTGCGTATAGAAATTACCGTGGAATTTATAGCTCAGACGTTCAATTTACGGACAGTGAAAAGTCACAGGCATTTATTAAAGTAACTAAAACAAAAGTTCTGGCAGCGTATGCCCAGATGATTGATGTGCTGTTTGCGGGGGGTAAATTCCCCATTGGTGTAGAAGCACGTAATAACCCTAATAATGTTGCCGGTGCAGTTAATTATAATCCTAACGCCCTGACAGATGAAAAAGTTAAAGAGAAGACAAACGTAGAATATGAGGTTCCACGTAATATTTCCCGTCCTGATATTGCAAAGCAGCTAGGTCTTTATAGGGAAAAGCTAGAGCCTATTAAGGATGACTTAGAGCTAGGTGCAGGAACCGTACCAGGTTCTATTACCTTTGAGCCTGCTAAACGTGCGGCACAAAATCTTGAGAAGAAAATGCATGACCAGTTGGAGTCTTCTCAAGCTAGTAAGCATTTACGTTCAATGGCGTTTGAGTGTGCTTTGTTCGGGCAGGGTATTATTAAAGGGCCTTTTGCTGCGGATAAAGAGTACCCTCGTTGGGATGAAGAGGGCAACTATGAACCGATTTATGAGACAGTACCTAAAGTAGAATATACGTCTGTTTGGGATTTCTACCCTGATCCAGATTCTAGGAATATTGGCGAAGCTGAGTATACTGTACAGCGGCATAGATTAAGCAAAACGCAAATGCGGGCGCTAAAGAAACGTCCATACTTTCGAGATGAAAGCATTGAACTGGCTTTGGGATATGGCCCTTCTTATGTTCGTGAATACTGGGAAGAGGCACTAGAAGACAGTGCAGGTAGTGAGCAAATCGACAGGTATGAGGTCTTAGAGTACTGGGGTATTATCGACCAAGAACTCGCAGAGGAAGCAGAGTTAGATATACCAAAAGAATATGAAGATAATGATCAAATACAGATTAATGCGTGGATTTGTAATGGTCAGATAATTCGTCTTGTTTTAAATCCATTTACCCCTAACCGTATTCCTTATCACTCTGTTCCATATGAGCATAACCCATATTCTTTCTTTGGCATTGGTGTTGCTGAAAATATGGAAGATACACAATTGCTAATGAATGGCTTCTACAGGCTCGGAATCGATAATGCGGCGCTTTCTGGTAATCTGTTAATCGAAGTCGATGAAACAAATTTGGTACCTGGGCAAGACTTAACGGTATATCCGGGCAAAGTGTTTCGCAGACAAGGGGGCCAAGTAGGTACTGCCATCCACGGTACTAAGTTTCCGAATGTTTCTAATGAATTAATGATGATGTATGACAAGGCTAGGCAGTTAGCTGATGAGGCTACTGGTATCCCTAGCTATAGTCACGGCGGTACTGGTATTACAGGGGTAGGCCGTACTGCTAGTGGTATGAGCATGTTGATGGGAGCCGCTCAAGCTAACATCAAAGCAGTAGTCAGAAACATAGATGATTACTTGCTGGCTCCACTAGGAAAAGCTCTGTTTAGTTTTAATATGCAGTTCCTGTTTGATAAGGAATTTGTAGGGGATCTGGACGTAATCGCTAAAGGCACAGAAAGCCTGATGCGTAACGAAATCCGTAGTCAACGCTTACTTCAGTTTATGCAGATGACTCAAAATCCACAGATGGCTCCGTTTGTTAAATACGATTACGTCTTGCGTGAACTAGCAGCCAGCATGGACTTAGATGAAGACAAGATCCTGAACGATCAACGAGAGGCTGTAATACAAGCTAAAATGATGGCTGAAATACAGGCAATGATGCCTCAACAGCCACAGCAACAGCAAAATGGTGGGCCACCTAGCCCCTCAGACCCAACAGGAACAGGCGGCGGTAATATAGCACCAGGAGCAGCCCCAGAGCCAGGAGCAGAAGGCTTCACGGGTGCTGGCGGCGGCGACAATGGCGGTAATATACAGCCCGATCCTAATCAAGCACCACAAGGCCCTGTTCAGTAATGGATAAACAGTTTTGTAAGTCTATGCTCCTGTTGGTGAACACTCCCACCTATATGGATTTGTTGCACAAGTATGTTTCTGTTCGGATTGCCAGTTTTCATCAGCAATTGGAAAATACGAAAGATCCTCACCGTGTCTTAGAAATACAGGGCGCTATCGCTGAACTCCGTAGGTTTAAAACCCTTCGGGATGAAATGATTAAGGGAGCAGAGTAGTGCCAGATAAAGAGTACAATCAGGAAGAACAGGAATATATGATTCACCGCCAAGAATTAAAGTATTTGATGGATAAATATCCAGAAGATTTTAAGGATTGGAATGATGAAGAAGAACCATATTCTTTTTTCGATGTACTGAAAGATACGGCAAAAATGGGCGGTATGGCGGGTATTATAGGCCTAGAAAAAATAGGGGTGAATACTGGCCCTATTATCCAAAAAGCAAGAAAATATTTTAATGAGGGCGGGATTGTAGAAGAAAAATCTTTCTGGGATAAGTTTAACCCTCTCACAGGATCTTATCGTAAGGAAACTCCTATAAGTGTTAAGGCGGCTGAAGTTGTCGCTGAGAACGCACCGATTACAGGATCTGCCTATACTGCAGCCGATATATCTGATGAATTAGATAAAGAAGACCCTAGCAAATTAAAAATTGCTGGTCTTATGGGGGCAGAGGTATTAGGAGCGGTTCCTTTCGTAGGTGACGCAGCACAAAGCCTCATAAGAAAGGGTTTAAAAGCCAAGGGATACGGGGAAGCCTCAGATGAAACTGTTGGGCTTATGCGTGAAAAATATCCAAACATGCAAGCCCGTGAGGAAACATATCGTATTGCCGAAAGACCTGATCCAAAGACAGGTGAAACGGATATAAAAGTAGGCCCAGAGCAAGAACTTGAAGAAGTACCAACTTATCCTGAAGCACCTGAAAGAAGTTCAGTTTTTATAGATCCTAGTAGAGCAAGGGTTGAATATGACGGTGAATATAGAAATACCGTTATCCCTACTAAAGGTGCTTTATATATTGAGGATATAGTAGAACAGAGTGACGGCGTTTTATATCGTGGAATGAGTGCAGAAGAGTATAGAGGCGCACTTGAGCAAGGGTATATTAAGTCTAAAGGGGATTATAATATTGGGGATGAGCAAGAGGGTTTAACTTTTTTTTCTACTCGCCCTAGTCAAGCGCAATCATACGCAAATAATTTTACACCAGAGGGATTTAAGGCTACGCCTGATCGCCCTGCGTATGTAGTGGCTATAAAAAAACCTAATAAAATAGATTACGTTACTGGCGATACCGAAATAGGGTTAAAAGGGGAAATACCTACAAGTGCCATTGTAGATGTTTTTGAAGGAAAGCCGTACCAGTTTAAATCTGACGTGGTAGTACAAACAGACTTTGGAAATACAAAAAACGTATATGGATCTCCAGATACGGCTCTTGTTACATGGGAACGAATAGACAATGCATCCTCTTCTATTTCAGTAGATAAAACTTCGGATATGAGTGTCCTTGTTAAGGATGCGCCTACTAATGCCATAGATGATATAGGTTTAACGGAAGAAGCCCGTGAGGAATGGCGCAAGGTTAATAAAGTAAATCAGAAACAAACTAGAGTTCCGCAAGTTCAACAGGCTGCAAAAGGTCTGATGAAAAAAGAAATTACTTCTGCGGAGTACCGTGAGTTAGTAGAAGGCTTTCAGCCCATTTCTTTACTAGAAGAAGTTCCCACGCTGCCTACAGTAGAGGATATAGCTTCTGCCCTTAATTCAGACAAAGTTAGAAAAGGTATTGTTGGAGTAAATAAGGGAATTGAGGACGGAACGTATGTAGCTTCTCGTTTGGATATTCCAGCCTACGAACAATATGACACTTGGGTAGTATCTGTTCACGATGGTGCAGGGGGCAAACTAAATGGAGAATCCGTTGGGTATGCCCAGACTGCGGTATTAAAAGACGTTACTTTTAATTCAGTTCCAAAAGCCGCAGCTAATATTGCGTCAGGTAAAAATAAAACAACAATAGCCCGTATATTTGGTAATTGGGAAAACCAAGATCCACAAGAAGTGTATGCCCGTGCTGTTTCTCTAATGGATGATCCTGAGTGGACTCAGGTAGGTATGAATCCTTTTAGGCATTCTTATTTTTACGACAAAGTTACAGGCGAACCCGTGGTTGCTGCTACAGAGGTAGTACAGGTTGGGCCGCTTGTTTTGGCTAAGAACGTCACAAAAGCCTCTCCAGATGATCCTAAATTTAGAATTAGTGCTAAAGATGAAAACTCCCCGACATTTGCGCTGGGCGGTCTTGCAACAGCCCGCAAGGGAATTACCACAGAGGAAGGTAAAGAAATGGCAGATAAACGGTTTCAGCTAGATGAAAAAAAAGCTGATCTTAATAATGATAACAAACTGTCTGATTACGAAAAACAGCGTGGAGAGACAGTCCAGAAAGCCATGAAAATGTACCACGGCGGTATGCCATGTGGATGCGAAGGTGGTGATGACTGTGATTGCGGCGGTGGAATGATGTCTGACCCCGTATCAGGTAATCCTATTCCCATTGGTTCCAGTGCAGAAAATGTACGAGATGATATTGAAGCGATGATTAGCGAAGGTGAATATGTTCTCCCTGCTAATGTCGTTAAATGGCACGGCCTTAAACATATTATGGACATGCAGTCAGAGGCCGAAATGGGCCTCATGGGAATGTATGATATGGGCCTTATACAGTATGCAGGAGAGGAAGCCGAAGATCCTGAACAGGAATCTGAAGCTGAAGAAGACGTTCCTTCAGAGGACGTTGAAGTAGAAGTCGCTACCGTAGAGGTAGATGACATGCTGGATGATGAGGAAGATGGGGAGATCTCGCCTACTACATCCAACCTACCTGGCATGGTCAGTAAACCAAAATTAATGATCATGTCTTAAAGGGCTACCCGCAACAGCGGCCCCCAATGAGGCAATAATGGCAAAATATAAAAGACAGAATGAGGAAGATAATGGTCTTTCTTACAGCGAAGAACTTGCGCAACAGCAAGAAGCACAAGCAGACGGCCCAGAGCCGGTAGATTCTGAAGATGCTACCTATAAAAAGCGGTACGGTGACCTTCGACGGCACCAACAACAGCTTCTCCAACAAAAAGACGAAGAAGTTGCACAGCTACGGAAGCAATTGGATCAGGCTGCAAAGGCACAGATTAAGTTTCCTAAATCTGATGAAGAGATTGAGCAGTGGTCTAAGAAGTACCCCGATGTCGCTCAGATCGTAGATACGATTGCACGTAAAAGAGCGAATGAAGCTTTGGAAGAAGGCGATAAGCGTATGGATAGCCTACGCAGCCTAGAAAAGAAGCTGACTAAGCGTGAAGCAGAGCAGCAATTGGTTAAACTGCATCCTGACTTCCATGACATTCGGCAAGATCCTTCATTCCATGAATGGGTGGCAGAGCAGCCGCAGTATATTGAAGACGCTCTGTACAAAAACACCACTGACGCTAAAGCAGCGGCACGGGCTATCGATCTGTACAAGGCTGATACAGGCAGGCGCAAAACTATATCCAAATCAGCGGCAGAAGACGTGGGTAGGCTTTCTCGTTCAGCGCCCACAGCCAATCAACGGGCAGAGTTTTCTGAGAGCATGGTTAATTCCATGTCGGATAGTGAGTTTGAGAAAAATGCAGACGCTATTCAGGAAGCTATCCGCAGCGGTAAGTTTAGCTATGATATAAGTGGTGCAGCAAGATAGTGTTTGCAATGCCACTGTATTAATGGTATAACATAAGTTGAGCAGGGGCAGGAATGCCCCGCTTTTCGATAATAAGTTTAACATAGACTTATTTTCTGAGAGCAATCTCTCAACCTCAGAAAAGGGCCACCCACGGGTCTACCCCTTTGTCTGATTTTCCCAAGATATAAGACGTTTAGTCCACCAGTACGGCTGGCCTGCATTCATGCACCACCCAGTACCCAGTACTGCCACTTAATTGTCCTCTTCGGGGTTTGTCCGGGCGTTCTCGCCCTTCATGCCAATAGGAGAACATAAAATGGCATTCGCAAAAGCCTCTGGCTATACTAACCTTAACTCAGGCAACTTCTCGCCTGTTATCTATAGCCGTAAGGCACAGCTTGCTTTCCGCAAGAGTTCTGTAGCCGAAGCGGTCACTAACACCGATTATAGCGGCGAGATTGCTGCACATGGTGATTCAGTGAGAATTATCCGTGAACCCACCATCACTATCAACGCTTTAGAGCGTGGTACTACGCTGGTATCACAGGATCTGACCGATACTGATTTCACTATGGTTGTAGATAAAGCGAACTACTTCCAGTTCACTTTAGCAGATATCGAAGTTGCCCATTCGCACATTAATTTCATGGACTTAGCATCTGATCGTGTTGGTTATGATCTTCGTGATGCGTTTGATGCGGAAGTTTTGGGTTACATGTCTGGGTGGAAAACACCAAGCGCATGGGCACGAAATACAACCACGTCTGGTACAGTAGCAAACGTAAATGCTGGCACGGACGAATTGCTTGCCGCAAACAAGTTGGACATCACTGATTTCGGTGGCACCGATCTTGGTGTTCTTGGCGAAGTAACATCTATTCCAGTAGCTGCCGGTGGCGGTTCTGGTGCAGTGACTTCACCATTAGCTATTTTGAACCGCATCAATCGTAAGATGGATGAGGCCAACGTAGCCACTGATGGTCGCTGGTGTGTAATTTCACCAATCCTCGCAGAGATCCTTATGGACGAAGACTCGAAGCTTGTTAACGCAGACTTCGGTGGTTCTTCTGAAATCCGTAATGGTCAGCTACCAGCTAAGATCCGTAACTTCACGATCTATGTATCCAATAACCTGCCGTATGTAGGTGATCCGGGTACCTCATCTGCGACTGGTTCTGAAGACAACTTCGGGGTCATGGTTGCTGGTCACGATAGTGCGGTAGCAGTAGCGGATCAGATTGCTAAAGTGGAGACATTCCGTTCTCCAGATACCTTTAGTGATGTGGTTCGGGGTATGCAGCTTTACGGCAGAAAAATACTGAGGCCCGAAGCTCTGTTCACAGCGAACTACAACGTAGCATAGTCTAGGTAGGGGCAGTGGCAATCACTCTAACCAATCGTGCTAAGAATGCCGCCTTGAACGGCATCGTGGACGAAATCGACAGCGGTGGGTCGGCAGGTACTCTGCAAATCCTAGATGCTGGAGATAACGAGTTAGCAACACTGCCCCTTACCAACCCAGCATTCGGAGCCGCAGATAGTGGCTCCGTTTCTGCTAATGCCATTACCACTGACACTACGATCAATGCGGGTACGGCAACCCAATTCAAAGTCTTTACTAGCGGTGGCTCCGAAGTCTTTCGAGGCACTGTGACTAATACCGGCGGCGGCGGTGATCTCACCTTAACCAACGTCAATCTTTTCGTAGGAGACAGGTTAGCTGTGTCCTCTTTCACAATCACGATTTGAGGAACAGGAGAAACACATGAGCCTCTCAGATACTTTTGAAACCCACACTTTAAAATACTTGCTGACTTCAGATTCAGTCACACGGCCTACAAACTGGTTCGTTGCCTTATGTACCACAGATCCGACGGATTCCGCACTCGGAACCGAAGTTTCTGGCGGCGGTTATGCTCGTCAGTCAGTGGCGTTCACTGTAAGCGGCAACAACGCTTCAAATACCTCGGCAATCGAGTTTCCCGAAGCGACTGCAGATTACGGCACTGTAGTGGCTGTAATGATCATGCCCGCATCTACCGGCGGTACAGCCAGCGACATGATCGTTCATGCACAGTTAACTGCCGATAAGTCTATTTCTACCGGCGATATTTTCCGCATACCGGCTGGCGATTTAGACATCACAATTGAGTAATAGGAGAGCCTGATGGGTATTCTCACCGATGAATGGGAAGTAAAGCTTCTCAAGCATATTTTCGGTCATACTAAGCTTGATATCCCAAGTAATTTATACTTGGGGTTACACTCTGGTACGCCGACTGAATCCAGCCCATCTACAGGTGAATTATCTGGTTCGGGCTACTCTCGCTATCATTTAGTCGATAACGTGCATAATACTACTGTTAGTAGCTCCGATTCACAGATGCACACTCGTTTTGGTTTTGGCACAAACGACAATCTGACCAATGATAGTGCTATTGATTTTCCAGAGGCCACAGGTAGCTGGGGAACAGTAACCCATTACTCCGTTTGGGATGATGCGACTGCAACCACTGCGGCAAATTGCTTGATGATTGGAGCATTGTCTTCAGGAGTTGCAGTAACTAGCGGCGACCAATTTCGTATTGCTGTGGGTGAGTTCGACTTGAATTTCCCCAACAAAATGGGTGTAGGCGCTGGCGCACAACCTACAAGTCTAACCACTACAATTACTGACTATTATTATAGAGCCACTGAATGGCGTAGGCAAGTTGCCCGTAGACTTGGGTTTATCAACGAGCCTTGGAGTGCGCATGATGGTATATACGATTTCGCAAACTTTTCTGGAGCTAGTTCAAGCGAAACAGACGCTTATAACACAAAAGTACATAACAGAAATGTTTATTGGCCCTCAGTTTCTCTTTCGTACCCAACGGATACCTACACTAGGGCTTTAGTAAGCGGAACCACTAATTCATCATACGTTTTTGCTAATTCCTTGTACTTAGGGTTATATAGATCTGATCCGGGCAATAATCCAACAAACGTAGATAACGCAAGTTCAGGAAGTACTGGTGAGTTGTATGGTAGTGGATATGCTCGACAGTCTTTGATTACCGCAAGCCTCGGTACAATTACGTCAGTTTTTGGAACCCCCTCTACTAGCGGCGGCGTTAGTTCCATAGCCAATACTTCTGCTATTGCATTTCCTGAAGCTACTGCAGATTGGGGCCAAATAACTCATTGGGGTATTTATAGAGGCTCAGACCAGTATACGGTAAATGCAAGCGGGGCTTATAATGTTGACCAACTTCCTATACCAACACCCACTACCCCCCAATATGATCCAGCCAGACACCCCTTCCTAACCGGCGCTTTGACCACTGCCCGTACCGTAAATTCCGGCGATATATTGCGTTTCGGAATCGGGGATTTTCAAATCAAGTTAGATTAAGGAACCAGCATGGCTCGCTTCGCTGATCGTGTAAAGGTTTCGACCTCTACGACAGGCACAGGTACTGTTACTCTTGGCTCTGCGGAGTCGGGTTATCAGTCTGTGCCTTCTTCTTTGGACGGTTACACAGTAAGGCTGGTTATTGAAGATGGCACGGCATGGGAGGTATCTACAGGTGTATATACACACTCAGGAACCGCTCTCACACGGGTTCTAACTAGCTCATCTACCGGCAGCTTGCTCAATCTATCTGGCAGCGCCAGGGTCTTTATCAGTGCTTCTGCAGATGATCTTGATCTGCTTTATGCTGACATTACGGTTACTGTTGTTAATGTAGGGGGTTACAACAAGTACTTTATTGATGGTACTGCTAATCAGACGATTACTTTAGTACCCTCAGTTACCTACCGCTTTGATGTTTCTGATAGCACTAACTCAAGTCACCCATTTCGATTAGCTACGCAAGCTGATGCCGCCAATAGCTCACAATTTACCACGGGCGTAACCGTTGTTGGGTCTAAGTATGTTGAGGTAAAGCTAGAGCAGGATGCGCCCAGCACCCTTTATTATTACTGCACCAATCACAGTGGTATGGGCGGTACGATAAACGTAGGCAGCACTAGCTACTCTAACGCCACAACATCATCCGATGGCCTTATGTCATCAGCCGATAAGACAAAACTTGATGGTGTAGCTACCAGCGCTAACAATTATACTTTACCTACGGCTTCTGCGTCTACGCTTGGCGGCATTAAGATTGGCAGCGGCCTTAGTATAGACGGCTCTGGCGTAGTCACGGCTAGTGGCAGTAGTTCTTCTGGCGGCTCTTTAGTACCTATTACCACGACGAAAACGACAGCTACGGCGGGTCAAACTGTTTTCACTGGCTCTTGGAAAGCGGCCAACATTTCGGTGTTTCTCAACGGTGTGAAGCTGCAAGATAGTGAAGTTACGGCGACTGATACGCAGATCACTATTAGCGCAACGGCTGTAGGCGATATTGTAGAAGTCGTTGAATATGGCGCACCCTTTGCCAGCCCTTATGCCAGTACGTTTCCTACAGTCACGACAGGGGCAACCTCAGTAACTGTAGACTACACCCCTGATAAAGTGGCGGTATACAAGAACGGTGTTAAGCTTAGAGGCGGCGGCGTAGATTTCACAGCGAGTAACGGCACTTCGATCACAGGCTTTTCAGCATTTGTCTCTGGCGATG